CAATCTTGTCAAGTTAAATAACACCAAAAGCTTGCAATTTGATACCAAAAGATATATAATAAGATTGTTCAATTAAATAACAACTTTTTATGACTTTCACAAAAAAACAATTCAAGGGCGGATATGTAATAGAGGGAACAGAAACGTCTGTTAGTCTATACTGCGACTCTACTGGTGGAAAAACTCATTATGGTTACGCCAGATCATTTAAAAAGGCAGAGAACATGTTAAAGAGAATATTAAAAAACACTAACGAAGCTTTCGAACTAGTAAAATAATCTAAGCACCTAAGCAAGTGACTAAACTGCTTTCTTATAAAAATAATTAAATAACAACTACCCCATGCAATCCGAAATATTACTAATAAAAGAATTACCAAAAACAACCTATAGAATAAAAAAGTCACTACATTCAAATACTTATTATACTCAAGCTGTGGACTCTGAAAACTCTGATTTAATTTGGTCTAAAACATTTTATTCATACAAGGGAGCTAAACAACATTTTGAGAATTATTTGAACAGATAATAATAAACACCTAAGCAAGTGACTAAACTGCTTTACTACTAACCAAACAAAATGGCAACTAAAACAATAAGACTAACAGAAGAACACGAAGAGAAACTAGAGAAACTAGGAGAAATACTAGGAGAGAAGACACAAAACAGAACAATCTCAAAGTGTATTGATATAATGTTTGACAAATTGGCAAGCCCGAAGACTAAGACACTTTCTCAAGTATTCGGCGATCCAATGGCTCAAATAGATACAATGATTAATAATTTAAGTATTAAAAAATAACTTATGAAAACAATATTAGACAAAATTATAAACAATACATTATTTTACAAAATACTTGCTAGCATAGGTGTGTTGTTTATTTTTATGAATTTTTCTACTGCTGGCTGGGTGATGGTAATTTGGGGACTAATAGGAGATGTTTTAAATGGAATCGAGATACACAAGCATTATCAGGCTGAACACGCTTACCATTCTAATGAATTAAATATAAAAATGCTAAAAGGTTCTAGTGTTTGTATTAAAAAAGACTAATTACCTAAACACTTTACTATAATTAGTTTCTAACTGTCTTATAGGTTCTCTCACACTCTTGTCCTCCTATGAGTATTTATTAAAACATACTATTTTTAATCCTGATAACCGATGAAAAATATCTTTTACACACTATTGTTAATATCAATTATACTAACTGTTTTTATTATTATAATTTCTATACCCTTTTAATATTTTTAACATTAAATAATGATTAACCAAAAAGATACAGATTGCGAATGGTGTTTATCAGAAATACCTAAAGGCGCTAAAATATACAACGTAGATGATGACTGGATATGTTTAGCGTGCTATATGGAACAAATTTAATTTTTAATTAATAAAATCTCATGCAATATTTTTTTTATGGTCTTATAATCGGCTTTATTCCTCTGGTAATTCTTGGGGGTAAATTTATAATGTTTAATTTAAAAAATCGAAAAAAAACAATAATGTATAAACAAAATATTTTATTAGATGGTGAAGAGTATGAGGGTGACCATATTATAGAGGGTGAATACAAAGATTTTTTTATAGGCTTGTGTTCTAAGAAGCATAGCTTTAATCAAACTTATTACTGGGCGGTAGAAGAATCGGGAGAAGATTTGCAGGATATTTATGATAGTGTAAGTGAGTATAAAAAATTTAGAATAATAAGAATATCTCTGCCTTGTTTAAAATCCAAATAATTAACCAACTCTTATGATTAAAGAAGGCGAAACATACAGCAAAGCATATTTAAGATTTGAGGGTTACACCCTTGAGGGATTAATAACGGTATTTAATGAAGCTGTGTTTGTAAGTATAGAAGACTATATAATAGCTGTTAGAGTTGCCCTTGATACTTACAAGGTAATAGAGATAATAGATGCGGAAGAAATTAACAGAGTCATGAGGTCAATAGATGGTGGTAATTAACAAACTAAAAATGATCTGCCCTAATTGCAAAGAAAACATAACCAACCCTCAAAAGTTTTGTCCTAAGTGTGAAACGCCACTAGATAATGAGGTAAATAATATTTTTGACATAATAGGGATTAAACTATAAAGATTATTTATACTCCTCTATTTTTTGAATAAAAGCCCCTTCGTAAGCCTCCTTAATCCACTCGCCTATCTCTTTCATAGAATCCCCGGGGATTATTTCTATGTGTTTGAAATTTTTATAAATATACCATACTTTAAAACTTTTTCGCATATTGTATATATTAACAATTTGATTCTATACTACTTTATGATAAAATAAAAATGTAACAAATTGAATGGGTAATATTTACTATAATAGTGGTTATAAAAAGTTAGCCTGTGCGGTTGTAGAAAAAGCCATAGCGGACGCTTTTAAGGGAAGCACAAAATATACTATATTTGATTTAAAAACTTTTCTATTTGAGTCTCCATGGGTAGAACATGCCGGCTTTGATGGTGAATGGTTGTGGGAAAAATTATATAAAAAATTCATAGACAAACAAAAACTTAAATTTGCCAAGCATTAATATTTATTGCTATAATCATATTGAACAAATAACTTGATTCAATGGATAAGGCGATGAGTCCTAAGAGATATTGGAAATATAGAAAAAATATTTTAGAAAAAAAGAAAGCTGAATACTCGAGAGCTTTACATACTATTGAGATTGAATTAAAAATAGTAGATGAAAATATATTGGGAGATAAGCCTTTATATAATATTAATATGTAATTGTGAATTTAAAAAAAATTAAATTATCAGAAATTAAAGAAGCCGACTATAATCCTAGAATTATAGAGAAAGAAGAGCTTGAAGGATTAAAGGCAAGTTTAAGGGTATTTGGACAACGTGAAAATTTAATAGTAAATAAAGATATGACTTTAATTAGTGGGCATCAGAGATTAAAGGCTATGAAAGATTTAGGAATAGAAGAAGCTTATTGTGATATAGTAGATTTAAACAAAAAGCAAGAGAAAAAACTCAATGTGATAATGAACTCGCAGGCTATAAGCGGAAAATATGAAGGCGTAAAGCTAAATGATATATTAATTGAGCTAAAAGACGAAGAAGATTATTTAGATTTAAGACTAGACGAGTTGGAGATACATATTGAGGAAATAGAGCCAGACGTTGAAGAGGACGAAGCCCCAGCAATACCAACTCAAGCTATTACAATATTAGGTGATTTATACGAGTTAAACGGACACCGTGTACATTGTGCTGATAGTACAGACGTGAAGGCAGTAGAGAAGTTAATGGATGGGGAAAAAGCTGATCTTGGGCTTAACGATCCGCCTTATGGGGTATCATATAAAAGTGCTTCTGGCGAAAAGGTTCTAAATGACAATCTAAATTTTAGTAATATACTGGAGTTTAACAAAGATTGGGTACCCCTGCAATTTACCGTCTTAAAAGACAACGCTAGTTTCTATTGTTGGGGGGGGGACGTTCCTCTAATGGAAATTTTTAGCGATATTTTGAGACCAATGATTGAGGCCCAAAAAGTATCCTTTAGAAATTTAATAACTTGGGATAAGGGGTGTGGTCAAGGTCAAAATGATGTTAGTATGAGAAGTTACCCTTTTGCTGATGAAAAGTGCCTGTTTGTAATGTGTGGAGTTCAGGGATTTAATAATAATTCTGATAACTATTATGAGGGGTGGGAATCTATTCGGCTTGCGTTAAAAAAGATGGCTGATGACGTAGGATTAAAAGCGAAAGATGTTAAAAGAATATGTGGGGTTGATATGTACTCACACTGGTTCACAAAATCCCAGTGGGCATTTATTACCGAGGAGCATTATACGAAGCTTCAAAAAGAATACGGTAGCTTTCAAAAAGAATACGGTAGCTTTCAAAAAGAATACGAAGAATTAAAAAAAGAATACGAAGAATTAAAAAAAGAATTTTATGCTACTAGAGCATATTTTGATAATGTTCACGACAATATGAATAATGTGTGGCATTTTGAAAGAACTAATAATAGTGAAAGGTTGAGTGCAGGAGGACACGCCACCCCTAAGCCATTAGTTTTATGTGCAAGAGCAATCAAGAGCAGTTGCCCCAAAGGTGGAATTGTGTTAGACGCTTTTCTTGGTTCTGGTTCTACTCTAATGGCATGTGAACAAACTAATCGTATATGCTATGGTCAAGAGTTAGACGAAAAGTATTGCGATATAATAATCAAAAGATGGATTAATTACATGTTAAAAGAAGACAAAGAAATTACTTTAAAACGTAACGGTGAAATAATTGACTATAACATATTTCTTAATAATGACTAATGGCACAAGGAGAAAAGCCAATACAGCCTAAAAGACAGCAGGGTAAAGCTTGGGACAAAGATAAGGTTGTCGAAGTTTTAAAGCCTTATTTTTTAAGAGGGAATAATGTTAATAAGGCTTGTATGAAAGCAGGCATAGCAGCCTCCACATTTAAAACGTGGCTTGAGAACGATCCCGAGCTTCGTCTAAAAGTAGATAATTGGAGGAGTCAAGTCAATGAGAAAGCTCGTGAAGTATGGATCAAACATATACAGGACGGGGATTATAAGGCAGCTAAAGAATGGCTAGAAAGACACCCTGGCGAAAGAGGCGACTTTAGTCCTTTACAAAACATTAATCATACAGGTGATATTAATGTGACTCTATGGGACAAGCTAGATAATAAAATAACCGATGGATCAAACTGACCTAGCTAAAAAATTCTTTAATGATTGCCATACTAAAGCTAACTATTTTGGCGATACTGTTTTAGAATCTGAATGCTGGGGAAAACAGTTAGAAATAAAACAAGCACTAAGGGATTTTGATTATGTAGCTGTTCAGTCTAGTCATGGAGTAGGGAAAACTTATCTAGCCGCTGATGTAGTGCTAGAGTTTTTATTTACTCATCGCAACTCTTACGTTATAACCACGGCTACCACCGCCCAACAAGTCCGTAATATTTTATGGGCTGAAATTAACGCGAAGCATTCTAAATCAAGGTTATATTTAGACACTATTTATCCAAGTGCTTGTTTGCAAACTGAACTAAAACTAGATAGTCAATGGAAAGCTATCGGGCTTTCACCTCGTAAAGATACAGGCACGGAAGTAGCTACTTCAATTCAAGGATTTCACGCCGAAGATTTATTAGTTGTTATTGACGAAGCCGGCGGAGTTGAACAAGCTATTTGGGACTCTATCTATGGGGTGTTAACATCTAAGAACTGTAAACTACTAGCGATTGGGAATCCTACTCATGTAGGTACGGAGTTTTATCGTGTTTGTAAAAACAAGCCGAAGGGTTGGAAAGTAATGAGCATTAACTCGCTGGACCTCCCTAATGTTAAAGTGTATGGCGAATTTCCACCGACTAAAGAAGGAGTGACTAAATTAGTTGAAGCTTATGAGAAAGACCCTAACAAAGAAATCCCATTTCCTCGCCTTACCACAGTAAAGTGGATTGTTGACAGGTTCTATCATTGGGGTTATGACAATCCATTATTTCAATCTCGTGTTCTTGGAAGGTTCCCGGAGAAGGCTGAGGACTCCGTTTATAATGCTACTGATGTAGAGAATGCACAATTGACGATCAACGAACTACCTAATAATAATATTGGTCGTGTTCTTGGTATTGACGTTGCGAGATTCGGAGATGATAAATCGGTATTTTGTGTTTACCAAAACAACAAGCTCATTCATATGGAATGGGTACAAGGAAAAGACACGGTTCAAGTGGCCAACATAGCAAAAAAATTATTTAATGATTTCGATTGTACTACTATCGGGGTAGATGATACTGGTGTCGGTGGCGGTGTTACTGATAATCTACGTCATGACAATTACCCTTGCGCTGCGTTCAATGCTGCTAATTCTGCTTTTAATTCTCAAGACTTTGATAATATTAAGGCTGAAATGCACTTCGCTTTGGCTCGTGAATTTAAAGAAGGTAATATTGATTTATCCGAATCCACTATCGAGACCAGCGACCTAGATAATATCAAAGCTGACCTTTTAAATATCAAGTACGAAATCACAAGACAAGGAAAGCTTATAATTGTAAGTAAAGAGAAAATGAAAAAGAAAGGCATACCTTCACCCGATCATGCCGAGGCTTTAATGATTGCTTACTACACGGCCAAGTATGCTTCTGGTTCTTGTAAAGCAATGCAAATTAATACATCTCAAGAGTCAAGCATGGGGATTGTAGATTATGAAGATTTTTAATTGACATATTCTTGCAATCAATATCAATAAATGATAAGGTGCTATTATAATAGTCGTTAATATAATAGCTATAATAACAAATTCACTACCTATTTACATATCAGAGAGAGAAAGAAAGGTAATAGAAGAGTTACAAGCTATCTATTCTTGTAAGTCGTTAAGTGCTACAATAAAACAGGCGATCTATTTCGCTTATGAATATGAGCAGTTTATGGATTACAAAAAAGCTAAAGAGGTTAAGGAATATTTAACAAATTTATAATGAAACATTTATTTTTGATTGATCTTACTATTGAAGCTAAAGATTTAAAAGACGCTGAAAGTAAGTTAAAAGAGAGGCTTAGGGGTACAAATATTTTAAGAGGCAATTATTGCGGTACAGTTAATGAGCCTTCACCTGTAGTTATTCCTAAAAATTCTTAACTTCATTATTATGAAAATTGATTTCTTACAAAAGATTACAAGTTTAGATGATAAAGTAATCAAGGAAGGAGACAAAGAGATCACATTAGCTGATGTTTGTGTTTCTGCCTTAATGATGTCGACACCTGACGACTCTGATAAAAAAAACTTATGGTATACGTTGGCTAAAAAAATAAAAAGCAGTAAAGAGGTTAATTTGACAGTAGAAGAAATTGTAGAAGTTAAAAAAGCTATTCAAAATCATCACGCTGTTTTAATTGTCGGTCGTTCATTTGAATTGATTGACTGTAAATAGTTTGTCTTTGGTGTAAGTTTAATTTATACTAAACATGATTAACAACAATCATGGCATTATTAGACAATATTAAAAATGCGTTTTCGTTTGGTGACAAGAACGCAGAAAACAGAAAAGACATGATGAGAGAGATAGGGGCTAGCGGTACTTCCATTTGGAGCGGCATATCTTCAGAAGAATATCTAGGAGACTTGCAGGGTCAAAATGGGATTACAGTCTATAATAAAATGCGTTGTAGTGATGCTATGATAATGTCGGGCATTAACGCCTTCAAGTTAACTTTACTTGCTGCTAAAGATACAATAAGCGGAGAGAACGAAGAATATAACGAATTTATAGAAGACGCTCTATTTACTCAATTAGATCAAAACTGGAATTCATTTAAAGAGGAAGCTTTTAACTTCCCTATTTTTGGATTTTATTATTTTGAGAAGATTTACAAAGAGCTTGATAACGGGAAAATAGTTTGGGATAAGTTCGCCCCTAGGATTCCATCGGCTCATTATAAATGGCATACTAAAGACCGCCCTTTTGTTGAACAACAATTATCAGGAGATGAATTAGGAGAGGGCGGAAGCAATCCATCGATACCATTTGAAAAATTATTATATTTTGTTTTTCAGAAAGAGGGAGATAATTACGACGGTCGATCTATTCTTCGGCCTGTTCGTCAAGCTTGGCTTTACAAGCAAAAGATGATGAAGATCATAGCGGTTGCTTGTGAAAGATACGGTGTTGGTGTTCCTGTTTATGGAATCAAGCAAGCAAATGCAGCCGACATCACATTAATAACTCAAATGCTCCAACAATTAAGAGCTAATGAAAAATCTTATATTGTTAAGCCTAATATTGAGGATACTCTCGAAATGTTCGGCGGTAATTCTGGGGCTGATCTAGTCAAAGAAATGATTGACTATTTAAACGTTTTAAATCGTGACATTGCCCGGGCATTTATGGCGATGTTTTTAGTAAGTGGCGACAATAGCGTTGGTAGTATGGCTAAAAGTCAAAGCGAAATGGATTTTTTCTCTAATACTATCAAGCATATAGGTAGTGTTTTTAGTGATGAGTTAAACAAAGAAATTAAAAATTTAATTGATATTAATTTCTCGAATGTTGATCCTAAGGATTACCCTTATCATTCATTTACTGATATCAGTAAGGTTGATATAGAGAAGTTTGCAAACACAATGAACGTAATGGTTCAAACTGGCTTGGTTGATCCTAACGAAAAGAATGTAAATGACTTTGTTCGAGATACTTTAGATATTCCGCAAAAAGATGAGTCAGAAATATTACCACAAAAAGAAACTAAAATAGAAGATAAAAAGGATGACAAAAAAGACGATCAAACTTTTTCTAATAAATCTAAAAAAAAAATCTCGTTAGCCGAGAAGTCAAAAAAAGAAAAGATTTTTCAAAAGGTAATTAATGAACAAGAGAAGTTTTTACAAACAGAATTTAAAAAAACTTTTATTCCTTTAATAGAGGAAACAGAAGAAAAAATAAAAACTTACTTGCGATCACAATATCAAAAAATAAAAACAGAAGTAGTGGGAGGGATTGAAGTAATAAAAAAGACCGGCAATTTGAGTTTAAAAAACGAAACAACAAAGGGCGTTAAAGATTTAATGTCAAAGTTTGAAGATAGGCTTTTTAGTAATAAAGTAATGAACGGTCTTCATAAAACTAGTATGAAGAATGCTATTAGTGCTATAAAAGAGATTGATAAAAACGTAATGTTTGCTACTGAAATAATAGTAGAAGAGTCAGATTTTAAAAGTTTTATATTTGGCTATAAATCAAATCTACAAGGCGTTGTATTTAATGAGGGCCGTAGGATTGCCGAGAAAATAAATGATAATTTTACACAGTCCGCCCCCTACTTGCTCGCAACTGATCAAGTGAGCGAAATAAAATTTAATAGAAACATTTACAAACTTTCTGCGCTATCTCACCCTAGAGGACTATTCAGAAGAACTGTAAATATTCAGGCTGAAAAAATGGGGACACAGCATTATAAACTTTTAGTTGCTGATGATACTAAAAAACAATTAACACAATACGGCCAAACAGCTTTAATGCTTTATTCAATTAAAACGTTCCACGATTGGAATAAACAGAATGGCACAAAGGACAACGTTAACGTAGTCGGTGGGCTTGGTCTTCATCATGGCTCACAAGAATATTATTTGCCAATACGCCAAGAAGAGCTAGAAATGCAAATGGCAATTGCTGAACAACAACGAAGAGAATTAGAGGACGAGTTTGACAATATGGAATAATTATAACTTTTAAAATATGAATATAGTTAGATGTAAAGGGCAAGTATCTATTGATTTTCCTTGTACAAAAAGATTATTTGACTATAACACTGAGAATGCTATAATTGAAGTAGTTTGTAGGTATTGCCATTATAAAAATGTTATTGTTATAAGTGGCGGTGTTATTTCTCAAACAAGTTACCCGAAAGCCTAAGAGCTGATTATTAATAATCAGCCTCTATGTCGATCAAGAAAAACAAAACATTTAAAGAGTTCTATAGTTTAACTGAAATCAACTTTTCAGATAATGAAGATATAACTAATAGATATTTTGAAGTTTTAAGAGTTGGCAAAAAAGTATATCAAGGTGAGGTGCTAGAGATAACAAATCAAATGTTATCTGATTTTGAGGAACATTTTAAAAATAATATTGTTGGGACTCAATTGGCTTTAGATGTTAATCATGATCCTGAACATGTAGCGTTTGCATGGATAGATGACGTAAAGGTTGAAGGCGATAGTTTAATGATGAAGTTTAAAGATTTTACAGAAGAAGGCGAAGACTTAATCAAGAACAAGAAATTTAAATATTTTTCAGTTGAATTTAACACCCTATTTGATCAAGTAATAAATGGTGTTAAAAAAACATTTAAAAATGTTTTGCGTGGGGTTGCTTTAACGAATCGTCCTGTCGATAAAGCCATCGCCCCCACTTTTTTTAATGAGGACAATTTTATTACTAACAACAATAACATGTTTAAAGTTGTTTTGGCGGATTTACAAAGTCGCTCAAAAGTTACGAAGGAAGACATTAGTCTTTTAAAAAATCTTTTTGCTGAGTTGTCAGATGACGAGCAAACAGAGGTCACTACTCAAGTTGAAGAGCTTGAAGCAAAGGTAGAGGAAGTAGTTGAAGAAACTACCAAAGAAGAAGAGACAACTGATGAAGTTGTTGAAACTCCTGAAACAGAAAAGGAGGAAGAAGAAGAGAAAGAAGAGGAAAAGCCAAAAGGCACTGGAGACGGTGAGGCTTTGGCTGAAAAAGAATACTCTAAAAAGTTTGCAGAGATGCAAAGCGAACTAGATAAATTTAAAAATCAAGCACGACGTCACGAGTTTTCGGAAAAAGTTGCTAAGTTGACTTTATCAGAGAACGCAAAAAATGGGCGAAGTGTTGGATTTACTTCTAACGATTCAGATGAGGTCGTCAACTTCATGCTCGGATTGTCAGAGAAAAAAGCACAAGATTTTCTTGATTTACTTTCAAAAATCAAAACTGTTGATTTCAATGAGTACGGCTTTGCTGGAAAACTTGAAGAGGTTGACGCACTTTCTGAAGCTGAAAAAGCTGAAATGGAATACGTTAACAATCATCTTGAATCAAAGAAAAAATAACTTATTTATTAACTAAACTATTATGAGTTCTGGTTCTGTTCACGCTTACCCTGAGGCTTCTTTTGTCGCTACTTCTGCGATTACAAGTGCCTACCGTGCGGTCAAAAAAGATACCGCCACAAATAAAATTGTTATTGCTTCCGCAGTAACTGACTATGTTATCGGTATCGCTCAATCTTTAACAACTCAAGCCAACGAGCCAGTTACAGTAATGACTGATGGATATAGTCTAGCTGTCGCTGGTGCTGGTGGTTGGAGTAGAGGGGACTTTTTAACACCTGCCACAGGTGGTGCTCTTATCGCTACTACCACCGCCACTAATCTTGTTTGTGCCGTTGCTGAGGATGCTGTCGCTGCTGGAGAACGTGGGGAAGTTCGCCTTATTAATCCAGTTGAGTATTCTGTACTTAATGGAGCATAAATTTAATAATTAACTTTTTATAACATGATTTCACAAAAAGGAAACGTATACACCAGTGTACCGTTGACACAAATATCGTTAAAATATAATCCCGGTAATTTTATTTGCGAACAAGTTGCCCCAACCGTACAAGTGGCAAAAGATAGCGGTAAGATTTACTCTTATGGAATGGACAGTTTAAGAATTGTTAACACTTATCGAGCTGTCGGTGGTAAGCCTAACATTGTTGAAACAACTTTAAGTTCAGCTGATCATTATTTCTTAGAAGATCACGTAATTGGTGAATTTGTTCCTGATGAAATAATAGACAATCAGGAAGCTCCTATTCAAGCTAGAATTAATGTTGTTGAAGCTTTAACTGATAAATTATATCTTGACAAAGAAAAATCCCTAGCCGATACTTTGACTAATACGTCTAATATTACACAAAATATTACTTTATCGGGGACTAGTCAATTTAACGATTACTCTAATTCTGATCCTATAGCTGTCATTAGTACAGCAGTTGCAACTGTTAGGTCTGGTTCTGGTAAAATGCCAAACTCAATGATTGTCGCTTGGGATGTTTTACAGAAACTTAAATACCATCCTCACATTGTTGACTTCTTCCCCGGAGCTCCAAGAATTACCGACGAAATGCTAGAGAGTGCAGTAGCTCAAATTTTTGGACTAAAACAAATGTTTGTTGGTCAGGCTCAATATAACAACTCTAATGATGGAGGTAATAACAATTTAGCCGATATTTGGACTAAAGACATGTTGATTGCTTATATCGAGCCAACTCCGACACTAATGTCTCGTAGTCTTGCTTTTACTTATCAAAAGAAAGCTCCTAGAACAGTTGAAGAATTAGGAATCGGGAAAAGTCTAGAAACTTTGCAAAGAAAATCTCACTATATCCAAGTTTCTGATAAATATGATCAAGTACTAGTAGACGAGAAATGTGCTTATTTGATTAAATTTGCTATCGCTTAATTTTTATTCACCCTTAACCAAACAAACATGAATTTCCATAGAGGATATGCTAGAGGAAAAATCACAGTTCCGGGCGTGAATACTACAGATCCAGTTTTCGAAAAAAGCATAGTAGAAACATTTGATCACTACCCTGTTTTTCAAAAACAAGGCGGTGCAGTTCCCGGAGGTACTACAGGAGATGAAAACATGATGTTGACTACAAAGAACGCATTTGAATATCATATCTTGGGTACTCAAACAATTACTGCTCCTACTTGGGCTTCTACTGGCCTAGATGTTGGAATGGATCAAACAGCTGATGACGGTGTTGAGTTAACAAATGGTATTACTAGCCGGTCAAAAGCTGCTTTTACTGTTGGTACTGATGGGCCTTTCTATCTTGAGGTTACATTTAGTATTGCCGATGTATCTGGTACAGATGATTGTGCTATCGGATTCCGTAAGGCCGAAGCATACCAAGCTAACTTAGACGATTACGACGAAATGGCTTGTTTAAATGTTATTAGTGGAGCTATCAATATTGAGACTATTCTCAATAATGGGGCTACTACTACTACTGACACTACGGACACTTGGGCTGACGCTGCTAGTCATACTTTAAAAGTTTTGGTAGACGGTAATGGTGCGGTCACTTATCAAATTGACGGTGTTGCTCCTACTACTACAGCTGCTTTTTCTTTTGATTCTGCTGAAGTTGTTGTTCCTTTCTTTTACTTTCTCAATGATACTGATTTAGCCGGAAACGTGTTAATCACTTCTTGGAAAGTTGACAATCTATCTGCTTAGTATTTTCCCGTTGCCCCTTTGACAGGGGTAGCGATGAGAATATTTATTAATCAATTATTATGAAAATCTCAAGCAATAAAACAAAGCCCACAACTAAAAGAGTGGCCGAAGCTAAAAACGTTTCTGATAAAATTGTAAAAAAGCCGGGGCGTAAAGCTGACGATTACGAATATACATTACAAAGGAATTTAAATCATGACAATGTAAACTTTAATAAAGGGTTCAAGTTTAAAGCTGACCATAAATTTTTTAGAGTTCTACAAGCATTTTCTAACTAATAAATATCATGACTGCTCCACACCGAAACATTGTCGACATTAGTAAAAAGCGAGACATTGAAAACTTTAATAGTGAAACGCCGTCACTCGAATGGACTGGCTCAACTGATGTGTCTAATATTCAAGTTTCAACGACTCACCTCGAAGGTAAATACTCTTTAAGTTTTGACAAAGACGGTACTACTACAACTAGTGGGACTGTTTCAAAAACTTTAGGAAATCGCAATTATAGCTCTTTTGCTAGGGCGTGGCTGACGTTAACTATGAATATAACATCAATTACAAATATAGCGAGTGTTAAAATCATTTTGGGTGCTGACGCTTCTAATAATAACGAATATAGTTTTGATCCTGTAGCTGGCTGGTATGATTGTATCGCTAAGCTTGACGATCCTACAACTGTCAACGGTACTGGTTGCAATTGGGCTGATGTAGATTATTTGGCTATTACCGTAACTTTTGACAGCACTTCTGACACCGAGGCAGCAATGTTATTTGACAATTTATCGATGTATAGTGATTTGTCGGATTTCAATACTGTCAACTATAACAAATATGACTCTAATTCTGCTTCGCATAGTGGGACTAATGTAGACTTTAAGGCAACTCATGGAGGCTTT